TGGCGTGACCCCGCGGTTATCTCGCTCAGCTCCCGCAACGCGCTCATGTTGCAGGCGCAGGCGCAGGGTGTCGTCTCGTCTGAGACCGTCCGCGAGTTCATGGGTTTGTCGCCGGAGCAGTTGAAGCGTGACCGTGCGTTGGACCGTCGTTTGGCGGTGTCGGTGGGAGACCCCGTCTACTAAAGGAGGCGCTGCATGCTTGATGATCTCGCTGCGGCGTATGCTCAGGCGCTCGCCTCAATTGGCGGTGCGTTTGTGGAGGCTTTCACTGATCTGCTGTCTGCGTTTGACCTGTCAGACCGGGCATCAGCTGAGAGGCTGATTCCTGCGGCGCACCGTGTAATCCAGCGGCACCGCCGTCAGGCGGTCGAAGCCGCTAACGATTACTTGGATGCGTCCGCGGCGCCGTTTGGTGCGCTCGCGTATCATCCTGCGGCTGAGTCCTATACCGTTCAGGCGGTCAGGAAGCTATTTCGTGAGAATCAAGGAGCAACACCTGAGCAGCTGGCTGCTGCGGCGCGGCGTCATGTGGTGATGGCTGGCCGCAGGCAGGTGATGCGGTCTGTCCTGGATGGCGAGTTCGATGAGTTTGCGTCTGAGGATGAGCGTGAGCGTCATGAGCGTGGGTCGGTCACGTTGGAGGGCTTCGATGAGGCTCTGGCGGCGGTGAATGATTCAGCTGATGAGGCTCTGCGTCGGGCAGAGGCGGAGGCAGATAATGCTGATGCTGATTCTGAGCTTCCTCGCCTTCGTCCAGTTGGTTGGGCGCGTGTTCTGCAGGGGCGCTGGTCTTGCGGGTTCTGTATCATGCTTGCCGCTCGCGGCGCGGTTTATTCGTCTGCTGATGCGGCACAGCTCGTAGCTGCTGAGGCTGGCAAGAAATCTCGTGAAGGGGGCTTCCTCTCGCGTCGTGCGAGAACTGAGCTGCGGAAGAGGAACCCGAGAGCGTTCCATGAGCATTGCGACTGCATTGTGGTGCCTGTTTTTGATCCTGAGAATTGGTCGGGGCGGGCTGAGCAGCAGCGGTTGGCGAAGTTTTATCGGGAGACGGTTGAGAAGGAAGACCGTAAGTATGAGGCAGACCCAGAGGGGTATGAGCCAGTCAAGATCTCGACAGTGCTATCGCGTGAGGCTGAGGCGTGGCAGGAGGCTGAGCGGCTTGATGGTAAAGGCGAGCAGGTGGACCCGAAGTATTATGGGTCTCTTGCTTCTGAGATTCCTGATGGTGAGAGGCTGTACGGTCATGAGCTGTTGTTCTTGCTGAGGTTTGAGGCGTTGGGGAATAAGGTTCGGTGGATTGAACGACCGGCACCTGATAAAGACGGCGCGATGAAGCCCAGCAACGATTTTATTTGGCTGAATAATGGCGAACTGATTAGTGAGCTGAAATCCTCAAAGAACAAGTACTCGACAATTAAAACCCGAATTTCTGATGCGGTTAGGAAAGCTGAGGCACAGGGGGTTCAGAAGAAGAACTTCGTGGTTGATTTGGGAAACAAGTATTTGGACCAAAAATTGGAGAGGCAACTGCGAATGTACAATGTACGCAATCCTCAAGCCCCTATTAAAAATTTGTACGTTATGCACTCTCGGGGACAATATTTAACCCCCATTCAGCTTGAATCCAACAAGGACGGTTGATAGACTGTAGGTAAGGAGTTAGACAATTCCCCTGCAACCCTGAGCCTCACCTATTGGTGCGGCAATAATGCTTGGGCGGCCGCGGCTTTTATGCTTCGGTCTAGAGGACCGTTCGGGGGCGTCACTGGCTAGCTCCTTATAACTTTTGTGAAAGGCATCCTGCTAAGTGGCAGGGTGCCTTTTGCTATACCCGAAAGGAACAAAGATGAGCGAAGCACTTACCCCTGAGGCAAAGGTTGAAGAGACCACCGAAACTACACCTCCGTGGGAACGTGACGGCGAGACCTTCGACCCCGAACGCGCCTGGAAGCTGGTTCAGAATCTGAAGGCTGAGCTGGCGTCGGTGAAGGCGAAGCAGGCAGAGGCTCCTAAGCCTACTGCTGCTGAAGAGCCTGCGCCGGAACCCGAGGATAAGCCCACTGAGGCAGAGGCTCCTGAGCCGCAGGATGACTCTGCCGCCCAGATCGCGTCCCTGCAGGCTGAGCTGGCACGCGTCAAGGCGCTCGCCGCAGTCGGCCTGTCCCAAGACTTCGCGCCCTTCGTGCCGGGTGCGACCAGCGAGGAAATCGAGACGAACCTCGCAACTCTGCAGAAGCTCATCAGTGATGCCGCAAATGAGAAGACCGAGGCGGTCCTCGCGGCGGCTCCGAAGAGCCGAGGCATGGCGCCGAACCCCGCACAGCACGCGGCACCGGCACGTGATGCCTATGAAGAGGCAGCAGAGATTATCTTCGGCTAAACGCCCCTAATATTTGAGCCCTTACCGAGACGGTGAGGGCTTTTTCGTACCCCAAACTTGATTGGAGACCCAAATATGAGCGCAACCGCGACTCTTGAAACCTTTAAGACTGGCGGTATCCTGCCGCAGTCGTTCGCCCGCAACATCATCGGCCGAGTCTCTGAAGGCTCCGTCGTTCAGAAGCTTGCCGGCACCACCCCTATCCCGATTACCGGCACCACTATCTCCGTTCAGACCTCCCAGCCGCAGGCTGGCGTGGTCGGTGAAGGCCAGGCGAAGCCCGTGACCAACATGGGCGTGACCTCAAAGACCATCAAGCCCATCAAGGTTGCGGCGCTGATGTACTGGAGCATGGAGGCGCGTCAGGCTGATCAGTCCGGCTACTTGAAGCTTCTGGAGCAGGAGGCAGCCGCGGCGATCACCCGCGCGTTCGACCTCGCTATCCTGCACGGCAAGAACGCGATCAATGGTCAGACTATTACCGGTGTTGAGTACGTCAACCAGACCACCAACCGTATTGAGCTGGGTGCAACCGCTAAGGATAAGGGCGGCCTGACTTCTGAGCTTCTGGCTGGCGCGGATCTGGTGAACCTGAACGAGAACTTCGATTTTGACCTGGACGGCTTCGCAGCAGACAAGTCGTTTAAGTCCCGTATCTACGGTGCAACCGACACCCTCGGCCGCCCCATCTACAGCGATAGCGTGAACCTGAAGGACAACCTGGGTACCCTGCTGGGTCTGCCCGTCTCCTATGGTCGTGCTGTCTCCGGTAAGGTTGGCGCATCCGCAGACACCAAGGTTCGTGCCTTCGGTGGTGACTGGTCCGCGCTCAAGTACGGCTTCGTGGATAAGATTTCTATTCGCCGTACCGACCAGGCGACCATCAACGATGGCGGCACCCAGGTTAACCTGTGGCAGAACAACATGGAAGCAATGCTGGTGGAGGCTCAGTTCGGCTGGGTCATCACCGACAAGTCCGCGTTCGTCGCATACGAAGACAAGGTCGCTGACCTGAAGTAATCGGGTCGCTGGTAGAGAGGGGAGGCGTGCATGGTGAGTGATTCACCGACTATTGCGACGGCTGACGATGTGAAGGCTGCGCTCCGCAGGGAGTTTCGCGGTGACGAAGAATCCTACATTGCCTCCCTGCTCTCCAAGGCGGAGAACCTCATCCGCGTCCGCTATAAGAGACTGGATGAGCTGGTTCTTGATGAGGTCGTATTCAACCTGGTCAAGAATATCGAGGCTGAGGCGGTAGCCCGCGTCCTTCGTGCGGATGATGGCGGCATTTATAAGTCTGAGACGGAAGACGGGTACTCGTACCAGCTGAACTATATGGTCGCGTCCGGTCTTTTGGACATTCTGGAGAAGGACTGGAAGAACCTCGCACAGGCAACGGGAACCGGCAGGTACCGGACCGTTGCTCCTGCGACCGATTGTTATGCTGCGGCACGGTACAGTGGGCGCGCTGCTGCGGGGCCGTGGCAGTTTCAGTACGGGTGGCCTGGGCAGGATTCATTCTCGTCCCGCCGGTACCTTTAGGGAGTGGCATGAGCAGGATTCGTAAAGGCCTCCATACCGTCATCGTCTACCCACGCATCCACAGTGCGGATGCGTATGGTGACGTGGTGGAGACGCTGGGGGCGGGGGTCCCCGTTCAGTGTAATGTCCAGCCGTCGAGTGCGAACGAGGTTCTCGACCTGCCTGGCGGGCTCACCCCAACCAGCGTTTACCGGATCAAGTACTGGCCGGGGGAGCATGGCGGCGCGCCGTGGCCAGGCACATCAGATTCTCTCATCGAGATTGACGGACAGAGATTCGAGCAGCGCGGCGAACCGCAGATCTCTCGGATGTCCTCAACCACAGGGCACGTCAAGGTGCTTGCCGTGGCGTACACGCAAGGCAGGGGAGGGGGAGCCAATGTCATGGGTTGAATCTGACATCGAGCTCGAGGTGGCGCGGCAGGCATCGCGCACCCCTGAGTTCGCCGCCGCCGCCCGCGAAATCCAAGCGGCAGTAAAAGCTGCGGCACCTAAGGATACTGGCACATTCGCGGCATCAATCGTGATGACTACACATGTGACTCCTCGAGGAGTCCACGACAGGGTTATCACATCGCTCGATGAAGCAGCAGTGCCTATCGAATTTGGGTTCACTAGCCCGAACGGTAACCGAACCCCTGGACACCATGTTTTTGGTAAGGTTGCCCACGCGTTTAAGGACCGTCGATGAAGCCAGTTGATATCTCGGCCATCGTGCAGAAAATTCTCTCCGCGCTACCGGGTGTAGCTGTCTCTGGTGGGGCGACCTCCCAGACTCTCGGCAAACTGCCGGCATGTATCTGGGAGGTTGTCTCTGCGTCGCCTGCGGTGGGGTCCCCCAGGATGGGGCATGCCGTGGACGCTGCCGTGAATGTGCACGTCTACGCGCCGACTCGTGCCGAGTCGATGCGGCTCTGTGGGGAGGCTGTTCAGCTGCTCGAAGCTGCACATACCCTCGGCCCGATCGTGGGGGCGGACTATGTTGCGAGGTGCTGGGTCGAGGCTGAACCTATCCTCGCTGGCAGCCATACTCTCCATTCAGCCCATGTAACCGAAACTCGAGCCACGGTGCGCATCGTCGCACGTGGCTCAGTCAGTATTTAGGAGGTGGCCACCCTTGGCCAACGTTATTGAAGATTCGAAGCTTTTTTTCACAGGCTTCACCCACGTTTTTGTTGCAGAGCCGAACACTGAGGCGCTCGACCTGACCAAGTTCAAGTTTGGCACCCCCAGCACCTACGGCTCCTGGACGTGGATTGGTGACACTGACGAGGAGGAGCCGTTCTCGGTGGAGTCCGACGGCGGCGAGATCGAATATTTGCGCACTGCGGATCGTGTCAAGGCCCGTTCTAAGCGTTCGGATGTGACCGTTACCGGCACCATCAAGGCGCTCAGTATTGACCGTACCGTGTTTGAACTGGCTTTCGCAGGTGGCACCTACGACCCCGTGAAGAAGTCGTACAAGGTGAAGGCAAAGACCATCGATGCGAACAAGGCAATCCTCGCGGTCTTTGAGGATGGCAAGAATGTTGCGGCTATTCGTCTGCCGAACACGAACGTGGCCGGAAAGTACCCGGAGTTTGGCATTGAAAAGTTCGCGACCACCGAGCTGAACCTGGGTATCTTGCCTGGTAACGATGCGACCCTCGCTGAGTTCTTCGAGCCCCGAGCTGTCACTGCCTAACCCCTATCCCTGATTGAGAGGACACCACATGACTAAGAAGGTTGCAGCAGAGCCTGTAGTTGATCTGCCCGAGTTCACTGAACTGGATGGCCATGACCTGCTTATCGCTCCGTGGGAGCTGAAGACTGGTCAGCGCACTCGTCTGGCTGGCCGTCTGAACGTGATTCGACAGCTGTCGGAGAAGCACGGTGAGGATTCGCTGGAGGCGATGGACGGCATTGCCGACCTGCTGGATTTTGTCTCCGAGCATTACGCTACGGACCCGGGTGCGTGGGAGGATTGGGCACGCGATAAGCAGCTTGATGCGCTTGTGACGCTCGTGGGTGCGTACATGCAGGCGTCGGGAAAATCTCAGCCCTCCTCGAATCAGCGCTAAAGTACCCGGCGCTCGACCTGGAGTTGCAACTACTAGGGGTCGATGTTGAGTCTATCGACTCTGCGAGGGCGTTGCGGGTCGCAATGGCGGCAGTTGAGAAGCTGAAGCGCGAACCGGACAGCCTGTGGCGTGCGGAACTCCTGGGTAACCCCGACCTGGTCGGCTGGGGTGTCCAGGAGTTCCTGTCTGCTGGGCTGGTCAATATCACCCGCGCGATTGCGAAGGGCGGCAAGCTCAGCAAATCGGAGCAGGTTGAGGTCCCGCAGCCGAAGAAAAAGAAAACGTCACATGCCGTCAGGGTGGGTCCTGGCGGCATTGATTTTTCGGGCATCAAAGCGATTCTAGGAGGGTAACGAATGGCTAAGGTCGGTATCCGCGTCTACCCGAACACGTCCAGGTTCCGTGGAGATTTGAAGCGGTCACTGGACCGAATCGAGAAGTCGACCACGGCGAAGGTCACTGTGGTGCCTGTGCTGGACCGGGCGGCTATGGGCCGCCTCCAGCACGCGCTGAACGGGCTGACAGCGACCGTGTCGGTGGATGTGAACATTCAGAAGGCTTTGCATCAGCTGGATAACCTGTCCGCGGAGAAAATCGCGAAGGTTAACGCTGACGCTGATGTGGAGCAGGCACAGCGTGCGCTGAGGAAGCTTGAGGAAGCTCGAAAGTGCACGGTTAACGCTGATGCGGACACGGGTGCGGCTGCGGCGAAGCTGGGGGCGCTGACTCGTCCTCGCGTGGCGGTGATTAGCCCGGTTATCAACTCGTCTGCGGCGGCATCGGCTGCATCTGCGTTGGCGGCGCTCTCTGGTGGGCGCGTCCTTGGTGACGCGGTTTCGAACGTGAGGGAGTTCGCATCGAATCTGGACCGGCTTACTCCTCGCATTGCGGCGACTGGTGCTGCGCTGGCATCGATGTCGTCTGTTGGCATTGTTGCGGCGCAGAATATCGCTGCGGTAGGTGCGTCGCTGGTTTCTATTGGCCCAGCAGCGTTGGCTCTACCAGGTATTTTTGCAGGTTTTGCGACTGGTTTGGCGTCTAGCGCGGACGGCCTGCAGAACATCCTCATTTATGTAGACCAGCTGGCAGGTAAGTTTGGCGGATTCCGTGACATGTTCGTGGATGCACGCGCTGACCACAATGAAGCTTTTTGGGGTGTTGCGAAGGCTGGGCTCGCGGAGCTGTATACCTCTGGTATCGTGCCGTTTTTCGCTGAGTATCGCCGTTTGGGTGAGGTTTCAGGCGCTTTTTGGGGTAATTTCTTTCGCGGCATGTCTGACGGTATTACCGCTATCGGCGGTATGGCCGCATTGTTCGCGCCGCTTCGCGAATCGATTAGTATCGCGTCTCAGGGCGCATATGGTTTTGCTGAGGCAATTGTCCGCCTTGGCAGCATTGGTGGTTCGTACCTTCCTGCTATGGCGGAGGGCTTCACCCGTGCCGCTAACGCGTTTGCTGAATGGTCGGCGTCTGCTGACGCGGTGACAGCAATTCAGAACGCTGTCACCGTTGCGGGTGACCTGATGCGGGTCCTTAGTGGCGCTGCCGGGGTTATCGGCGCTATCGGCACCGCGGCGTTGGCGGCGGGCGGCTCACCTTTGAAGGCTCTCGCGGATGGGCTTCAGGGTGTTGCGGGCGCGCTGAAGTCCGTTGAGGGGCAGAACGCCCTGGTCACGGTCTTTGAATCCGCGCAGAGGGCGATGTCTAACCTCGCTCCTGGCATTGGGGAGATTGGTAAGGGCCTAGCAGAGCTTGCCCCGTCGCTCGGCTCGGCGATGGAAAACGGGGCGGCGGCTGTCGGGCGTCTGGGCGAGGCTATCGGCAAGATTATGCAGAACCCTGCGGTTGGAGCCGGCATCAAGATCATGTTCGTTGGCATCAAGGCTGCGATGGATGCTTTAGCGCCCGGCTTGGAAGCGATGGCTCCCGTCTTTGGGGCTCTAGGTGAGGCGGTCGGGGCGATTGCTCAGACCTTGGGCTCTGTCTTTGGTGCCGCGTTGCAGGCGGTCGCACCGATGTTGCAGGTGATGCTTCAGATGGTGGTTCCGCTGGCGCAGAGTCTGGGGCAGATGCTTGTTCCGGTTATTCAGCAGCTTGCGCCGGTGTTCACGCAGGTCGCTGTGGCTCTGATGCCGGTGGTGCAGGCGCTGATTCCTGCCCTGATGGCGGTGTTCCAGGCTCTTGCACCTGTGATTGTGCAGATTGTGCAGGCGCTGGTGCCGCTGGTGGTACTGTTCGCTGAGCAGCTAGTGAAGGCTCTGAATTTTGTGACGCCGTTGATCCAGGCGCTTGGCCCTGTATTCGTGGAAATTGGTAGCGAAATCGTTAGCGCAATTCAGACGGTTACTGCCATTTTCCAATGGATGGCTGACATGACGGATAAGTCACTGGCAGCCTTCGGCGCCGCATGGCAGATTGGCACACAGGCGGTCGGTGTGGCGGTGAACTGGATTGTCACTTCGGTCGGCAAGCTGTTCGCAGCAATCGGCTCTACCATCGGCAACATTGCGCAGACGGTCAGTGCTGGCTGGAACGCCGTAGTGAGATTTGTGTCCACTGGCGCTCAGGCTGTCTGGAACGCTGTTTCTGGCGCCTTCTCTCGCCTTGGCGGCATTGTTGGCGATGCTATGGGTGCAGTAGGCAACGCAATTTCTTCTGGTATTTCGCGGGCGGTCGGGTTCTTCGGAAACCTGGGGCGCGGAGTCATCAATTCTCTCTCTAACCTGGGTCGAAACATGTGGACGCTGGGGCACAACCTCATGGTTGGTTTTATCAATGGTGTTGCAGGGCTCGGACAGCGGCTAATTGACGCTGTGCTAGGTCCTGTGCGTGGCGCTATTGACGGTGCGAAGCGGATGCTGGGTATCCATTCTCCGTCGAGGGTGTTCCGCCAGATTGGTGTTTTCACCGGTGAGGGTTTTGTGCAGGGTCTTTCTGCGATGGAGGCTGCGGCGCAGTCGAGTATGCGTGATTTGGTGGCTCCCCCGGAGGTGCCGGCTATCGCATCGGTGGCTGCGTCGACTGCCTCTATCGTCCCCGTTGCACCTGCTGGTGTAGCTACTGCTGGTGGCGGCGTGAGCACGTCGGATGAGGCGCTTGTTCAGATTGCGGAGGCGCTGTCTCAGCTGCAGGCTGTGGGTCCGCGCGACTTCCTGATGATGCAGCGTCGTGCTGAGAGGATGTTTTAATGTCTGGTTGGATTGGCACGCTAGGCGCGCTATCTGAGGTGCTGTGGAAGGTGTCGCTGAGTGAGAGCACGCCTGCACGTTTTGCTTTTCAGCAGGCGGCGGGGAGGAGGTGGGCGTTTTTAGCGTCGCCTACTCCTCGCCGCAGCTGGAGTGTTGAGGTGAAAGGCACACAGGAGGACACTCGTGCGTTGACTCAGCTGGCGCATGCCGCGCCCGTTGAGCCTCTGGTGTGGGTGAGCGAGGCAGCAGCGTTAACCAATGTCCTCACCCCGGCACAATCTCTCATGGTGGGGATCAGTAATCGCGGCGCGATGGTGACCTCTGATGGCTCTGTAGCACTGTCGTCACTGGGTGGGGGAGCCCGCACGGTGGCGGCTGACCGTGTCCCCGTGATGCCTGGCAAGCCGTTTACTGCCACCGTGGAGGCGGCTGGCAACGGCGCCATTCTGGGCGTGCAGATGTTCACTGCTACGGGAACCGCGGGGGGGGCGACATCCGCCTCGAT